TACCTGACGAGTCAACCCTGAGGCGTTCTGCGATAGGTGAGCCAGAACGAACAATAATATTTCCAGTGTCATTGAGATTAAGGTACAGATCGTCTTGATACTTCTGCATCTCCGCATTGCCGTCATTATTTGTAACACGAAGCACAACATTCTGAACGGCTGTGTCAGATACCTCTAACTTTTGACTAGGCGAACTCGTCCCAATGCCAACACGATTGTTTGTGCTATCAACGTGTAGCGTGTCTGTATCCACAGTCAGCCCATCGCTGGTCAAAGTACCCGTGATGTCCAGATTGCCAGTGCCTGTAATGTTTGACCCGTTTAAGTCTAAGTTACCACCTAGCTGTGGCGTAGTGTCTTCTACTATATTAGCAATAAACGAACCAGCAGTAAACGTACCTTGCTCCCAAGCACTACCATTCCACACATAAAGTTCATTACTTGTAGTGTTCCAATACAAAGCACCAGTTATAAGTGCATCACCGTCATTGTCTACAGAAGGAGCAGAACTCTTAGCACCTAAGTAACGATCATCAAAGTCATCATAGCTTGCTGCAGCAGCAGTAGCACTAGTAGCTGCATTTGTTTCACTTGTAGCAGCATTAGTCTCAGACGTAGCAGCAGCAGCGGCACTAGCGGCAGCAGCAGTAGCCGAACCCAAGATGCCATCCACATATGTCTTAGTAGTTAGATCAGCATTATCTGTTGGGGTATAAGTCGTAGTGATCTTGTTAGCACCCATGTCGATAGCACCTGTCATAGTGCCACCTGATAGGTTCAACTTAGTTGCATCTGCTGTATCTACATACGTTTTAGTTGCGGCATCCTGTGCTGCTGTAGGGTCACCCAATCCTGTGATCTTCGATGTACCCATAGCAATAGCACCCGACATAGTACCACCAGTCAGGTCTAGCTTTAGTGCGTCTTGTGTATCTACATAGCCTTTGCGTGTCAGTGTGTCATTCGTTGCAGGTGTAGCAGTAGATGTAACTGCATTTGCACCCATCGTAATGTCACCTGTCATTGTACCACCAGCTAGTGGTAGCTTAGTAGCAATGCTTGTAGTGATTGTAGTAGCAAAGTCTGGGTCATCACCTAAAGCTGCAGCTAGTTCGTTTAACGTATCTAGTGTACCTGGGGCAGAATCAACAAGTGCAGCTACCTCTGTGTCTACATACCCTTTAGTTGCTGCATCAGATGTAGCACTTGGTGTGCCTAGACCTGTAACTGTATTGCCACCCATAGTGATGTCACCAGACATGGTTCCACCAGATAGGTTAAGCTTCAGTGCATCGTTAGTGTCTACATAGTTCTTTGTAGCAGCCTGTTGTGCAGTAGTAGGATCACTAACGTTCAACAGTGCTGTACTTGTGAAGTCTACAGTGCCGTTCACTACCAAGTCATTCAAAGTAGTTGTACCTGTAGAAGCTGTAACGTTACCTGTCACGTCCCCTGTTAGATCACCAGTGACATCACCTGTTACGTTACCCGTTACGTTGCCTGTAACATTACCTGTAAGCGCACCTGTAAAGCCTGTGTTAGCTGTAATAGTTGTACCTGTTATAGCCTGTGCACTTGATCCACCAATAACAGAACCGTCAATAGTACCTCCATTAATATCAGCACTCGCCAGTGTAGCCTGTCCAGATGTCGATACAGTTGTAAAAGAACCAGCAGCAGCACTAGAAGCACCAATAATAGTACCATCAATAGCACCCCCATTAATGTCTACTGTGGCATGGGTAGAGTTACCTGTAGTAGTTAAGCTACCTGCTGACATAGCACCTGTGAAGGTAGATGTACCTGTTACAGCAAATGTACCACCTACAGATGCATTACCTGTGGTGTCCATCGTAGTAAAGTCAGCAGCAGCAGGGGTAGTACCACCTATAACAGTACCATCAATAGTACCGCCAAGGATAACTACAGAGCCAATATTACCAATACCTTCAATGTAAAGATTCTTAAACTTCTGTGATGTAGTACCAAGGTCAATATCATTATCTGTTACAGGAACGACAGCACCATCTTGTACTCGCACTTGTTCTACTGCTGCACCACCTACCTCAATGTAAAAACTTACACGGTTATTTGCTGGATCAACTACAACTTTGTTAAAGTTATCTGTATCAGAGATAAGGGGAACGTAAGCACCTTCTGCAGAGCTACCATCGTGTTTATGCCCTGTAGCTAAAGCAAACGCATCCCGAATAGCATTGTATTCAGCATTAATGGGTGCTGCTTTTACAATTTCATTAGGTTGAATTGTAGTGTCGGACTGTCTTGTGTAACCTGCCATTTTATAACCTGTCTCCTACCCCAAAGGTAATTACTAAACCCTGAATACTGTGAGAGGGGTTTGTGTCATTTGTAACATATCTAAAAGATACAGCTTTACCTGAACCCGATATATTAGTTCTACGTACTGGTGATGGATTGCCATCATATATAGCACCACTTGTTGCAGCATCTGCAGCATAAGTAGCCTCGTTGTAGTATGCAGCAGCACCTTCATTAGTTAACTGAAAGTCATTAGGGTTTAGCACATCTACATCTTCATAGTCATACACAGCAGACATAGCGATCTGGTTATCACCTTCAGAACGCATGTAAGTAGCTACAGAGTAGAATATCTTACGTTGTTCTGGGTCTTGCATATGAAGGTACGGTGTTTGGAAAGAACTGAATATCTCTCCTCCATCAAAGTCTGTACCTCTTTCTTGTCTGTGTACTTTACCTGTACTGTCTCCGTGTATTACATATTCATTCTGACCAATGTAACCACTATCAGCACAAGTAGCTGTAATACCTAACATCTGACTGTATTCAAACTGCAATCCATTAGGTGTCTGTCTAAAACCACCAATGATACCTTGAGTATCAGATGCAGCAAAGAAGTAACGGAATTGTGTCTTTTGTCGTATGACAACTGCATTCAAACCTTCTAGGTCAATATCAAATACTACATCAGTAAATACAGACTGAATATCTTTTGATACTGTCTCTAGGTTAACGTCACCAATCTTGTCTGTACCACTAATAGGACGTAGACCATCTTGTGATAAGAAGAGTAGGTCACCGCCTATCTCAATAACACTATCGGAAGCCATACACCCTAGATCATCTGTAACCTCTTGTAGTGCAAAGTTAGAGATGTTATCACCAACAAGCTTACGGATATTATTAGTACCAAAGATGTATAACACATCACGGAAAGACTTGATAGCTACAATAGGGAACCCTACGTTAACAACACCAGCACCATCAGCAGCAGCAAAGCTAGTCTCGTCATAAGGTGCACTAAAATATAAGTTTGTGTCTTCGTCAGGATCACCTGCTAAGAACATATGGTTTTTAAATACGTGTGAAAACTTAGGTTTATCTGGTGCATCAGCATGTGTAATCTGAGTGTACGTAGTACCATCGTATGTAGCAGCAGGGTTCACTGCATCTGTTAATATAACTTTAGGACTACCCCAGTTGTACTTAGTAAAGCGTACTTTAGTGACTCCTGTCATAGTAGGACTACCTGATGTAGTTACTGCAACCCAAGCTTCTGTAGCTGTATCCCAGTAGTGTAAATAGTCAGAGCCACTAGAGGGTTCACGACAAGCAAGGATACCATCGTTAATACCATTAGCTACACATACACCAAGTACATCTCCTGTGCCTGTAACTGTACCGTAGTCATTAATAAAACCACTAATACGTCTGTAGCCACCTGTAACAGAAGGTTCGTAATTAACTAGCTTAATAGCTGATCCAGGTTGTGTCTCACCTTGTGACAGCACATCACGGCTAGTACTTAAACCACCCTGACAGAATATTTTGAAGGATGCTAAGTTATCAGCCATTATGTACCGTCATTAAATGAACTAGTTCTTGCTTTACCTATAACAGTAGAACGAACAGAGATAGCATCATCCATCAACACTCGACGCATAGACTTGATGCCATCCTCAAAGTTATTCTGATGCATAGCTGCACTCTGTTCATTACTACGGAAGCGCATCATAAACATCATAGCACCATCAATAATTACGTGCTTAAAACGATCAGGTATAACTGCTACGTCATCATATAATGTCATGTCTGAAGGGTAAGACCAATATACGTATTCTACTTCATATGCTGCGTTAGGGATAGGTGTAACACCGAAAGACTCACCTAGTGTTTGATATACACGAATGGGTGGACCATCACCGTTAACTTGATCACCGCTATCATCTGATGCACGTACATTCT